AAGCCAATTGATGGATTTGGAAATGCTGATATGATTAGAGTTGCACTTGCAACTGAAAAGCCTGATGCCCTTTTTATTTTTACAGATCCAAGATTTTTTACATGGCTTTTTGAAATCGAAGATGAAATTCATCAAGTTTGTCCTATCGTTTGGTGGCACGTGTGGGATAACTACCCTTATCCAAAATTTAATGATCTTTACTATCATGGAACAGATACAATAAATTGTCACTCACATATGACTTATACAATGCTTAAGGAAGAGGGAACTCATAAAGAAAAAACTTCATTTATTCCTCATGCAATCCCTGACAATCTTTTCCATCCTCTTTCAGAAGATATCGTTCGATTAAACAAAAAGTCGTTGTTAGGTGAAGATCGTCAAGATCATTTTGTTGCAGTTTGGGTCAATAGAAACGCTAAAAGAAAGAGACCAAATGATGCTCTTTTATCTTGGAAGATATTCTTAGATAAATTAGAGCAAGATTACGGACATAGAAAAGCAACTCTAATTATGCATACAGAGCCTACCGACGGCGAAGGCCCTAATCTTTTTGAAACAAGTAAACATTTAGGGCTAGAATCAAGTGTCTTTTTCTCAAGAGATAGAATTGATTTTGAAAAGATGAATGTTATCTACAATATGTCTGATGTCTGTTTTACACTTTCTTTTGCTGAAGGATTTGGTCTTTCAACTTTAGAGTCCATGATGACAGGCACTCCAGTTATCGCACCCATAACAGGCGGCTTAACTCGTCAAGTAGTTGATTATAGAGACGAGTCACATAATGGTGTCGCACTTCCAGTTGAACTTAAGACTCTTGTAGGAAGCCAGACAGTTCCTTATATCTATGAAGATTATGTCAGCAACGACTCAGTTGCACAAGGTCTAAGAAAGATTTTTGATCTTAATAAAGATGAACGAAAAGTACTTAGAAAGAAAGTGTATGATTACGCACACACAGAATTTTCTTATAATAAGACAGTTGATTTGTGGCACGACAGTCTTTTAGATACTATCAATAAGTTTAAAACTTATAGAAAGTGGGAAAAAATAACATTTTGAGGATTAAATGAAGAATGTTCTTTTAAGAGCACCATTACTTACTAACAGTGGCTACGGTATTCATTCCAGACAGATCTTTGAATGGTTGTTGACAAGAAAAGATCTAAACATAACAACTCAAACTCTTAACTGGGGAGCTACTCCCTGGATGATGAATCTATCAGCAGAGAATGGAATTTTTGGTAAGATTGTTGAAAGAGCTAAGTCAATAGAAAATAAAAAGTTTGACATAACTTTTCAAAATCAACTTCCTGATGAATGGGATGAGAAACTAGGACTATTTAACGTTGGAGTAACTGCACTTGTTGAAACAGACAAATGCAATCCTGCTTGGTTTGATAAGATCAAAAAGATGGATCAAATAATAGTTCCTTCTAATTTTACAAAAAATGTCATAACTAATACATTCGGAAATATTTTTGACAAAAAAGTTCATGTAGTTCCAGAATGGTTTAGTCCTTCATTTGCTTATAAAGAAAGCGATCTAAAAAAAATCAGAGATGATAGATTCAATTTTGAAACTTCATTTAATCTTTTAACAGTTGGAACTCTAACTTCTTTAGATGTGGATTGTGATAGAAAAAATTTAGTAAATACTCTTAGATGGGCAATTGAAGCGCTTGAAGGCAGAGATGATTCTGGAATAATCGTTAAAACTTCTTTTGGTAGAGGTTCTGTAAAAGATAGAGAAATGACTAAAAGTATTATTGGACAAATAAAGAATACATTTAGAAAGTCTGATTTTCCAAAAATCTATTTGTTGCATGGTAATATGACAGACGTAGAAGTGGCTTCATTATACCAGTCAAACAAAATCAAAGGTTACATTTCAGCAACAAGAGGTGAAGGTTATGGTTTACCACTTATAGAAGCTGCTGCATCAGGAATTCCTGTTGTTGCAACTAACTGGTCAGGTCATATTGACTTCTTGGAAGATTTATTTTTGAAAGTAGATTACAACCTTAAAGAAATTCCGCAGAGAAGAATTGATAATAGAATATTTGTAAATGGTGTCAAGTGGGCAGAACCTGATAGAAATTCTTTCATTCAGCAAGTAAACGAATTAATTAAAAATCATAAAGAACACGCTGAAGTTGCAAGATCTCTCAAGAAGCAAGTTACTCATAAGTTTTCTAAAGAAAAAATTTGTAAAAAATACGATAAATTCTTAATGGAGACACTTTCTTTATGATAACAGAAATACTTATTGTCTGCAACGTTTTCCTTTTATTAACATTATTTTTTTCTCTCTATAAACTTTTTAAGTTTTCTATGTTATTAATTAATCTGGAAGACTCGTTAGAAGAATGTCTTGATATATTAGACGAAAGATATAAATCAATGTCAGAGATACTTGAAATACCTGTGTTTTTTGATTCCACTGAGATTAGAAGAGTAGTTAATGACATTAGAACATCAAGAGATTCTTTAGTTGTCGTTGCAAATAAACTTACAGCAAGTTATGGGAGACAAATTGAAACTAAAGAAAATGAAAGTGGCAATCAAGCAGACAGAAAATAAACCTTATTTTGGTGTAGATGTTCATGATGCAATAATTGAATATCAAAACACTGTCTGCGAACAAGAAAAACATGAAATTTATGAATCTCATATTAAATCAGCATTTGAAAAGCTGTCAGAAAATTTAATTTTTATTTACGGTTTTAGCAGAGATCAAGATCATTTTTATGTTTTAAAATCTGATTGTGTTTCATTTTTGTATGAAACCCTTTACAAGTTTAATTCAGAAAAAGGAAGCAAAGCTTTTTCTTATTTCAATGCCTGCGCAAAAAATCACTTGCTTGCCAATGCTAAGAAAACGCAGAAGACAAAAGTTCGCAATATTTCAATTGATGACTTTCAGTCTTTGACTCCTTCTGAAAAAGATGCAATAGAAAACTTTAATTTCATACCTTCGCAAGACGATGTCTTTATCAAAGAAGAAGATAAGCATATCTTAAAAACTGTTTTAACTAAGATTAAGACAAAACCTTTGAATGATAATGAAAAGATCTGTATTGATGCAGTAATTACTCTCTTTAAAAATATTGAAGAAGTTGAATTTCTTAACAAAAGAGCAGTTTTTGTTTATCTAAGAGAAATATCAGGATTAAATGCAAAGCAATTAAGCTCTTCTTTGTCAAAGATTAGAAAATACTACAAAGATATTGCAAGATCAGATGATCATTTCATATTGTTTGGATAAAAAATGAAGAAACAAGAAAAAACAACAGATGAAAAAATTAAAGATTTTTCTGATCTATTAGACGAACTTGAAAGCACACAAGACAAGAAAAAACTACTTTGGAAAGACGCTTATAAAAATGCTTTAGATGACAGATCTTCAGCATCAATATTAGTAGATGATCTTCTGTTACAAATCCAAGGTAATGTTAATAATCATGTTCAACTAGGTTCTATTATTTCAAAATATCTAGAAAGAATGTCAAAATCAAATGATCAAATTTTAAGATTGGCAGAACTTATTTCTAAAGAAGAACCCAGCAATAAAGAAATGTCACCAGATGATATTTTCGGAGAAATAAATAAATGAAATGGTCAAGAAGATCTGCACTGATGCATGCACAAAAAGATACTTCTTCGACAGCGTCATCTTTTGACAAAGATGCTTCAAATAACATATTAAATTCTTCATCACCAAAATCAAATTCTTCTACATTTGAGATCGCAATTGTTGAAGAAGTAATATCAAATCCTTATACTTATTTTAATAGACCATGGCCTTACGAAGAAGATAAGCTGCAAGGACAACCACTTACTCTTGGCGACGTTCTTTCAGAAAGAGTAAAAGAAGTCGATCCAATTTCACCTGGAGAATCTTCTAAAAGCTTAAAAAGCCCATGGAGTCTTGAAAATCCATCTATGGTTGATTTTGCGCCACCTAATTCAATTAAAGCGCTTAGAAAATCAAGTCAGAACAGTGGTGGATCCAGTTCCATACTTTGTTTTCCTTTCTTTTCTTCACATCTTTCTCTTCCTGTCAAACCGGGAGAGAATGTTTGGATTATGAAATTTAATGATCAAACTTATTACTGGATGTGCAGACAAACATCTTATCGACAAATAGAAGATGTCAATTACACTTTTGGACAAAGAGAAAAAAACATCAGAGACTTATTAGAGTCCAAAGATGAAAGTGTTTATTCAGATTTTAAATCCGAAGTAAATGGTAAAAATTCTTTTAACTTCGAAAAAACATTTTCAGAATCCATTGCTTACGAAGAAGAATTCACAGGCGAACCGGTTCCTAGACTATACAAAGAATGTTCAGATTTACTCATACAGGGATCTAATAATTCACATATTTATTTAGGCAAAGAAAAATTTCAAGAAGAGAGCTCTGTTCCGCCCACAGCTTTTACAATAACTTCTGATTCTCAAGAAACTCTTGAGATGAGAAAACCTCTTTCACCTGCTGTTGACATATGTGTGCTTAGAAAAGCTGATGAGCTTTTTTCTCTTAAAAGCGCAACAGAATCTAACGATATTACAAATTCAATTAGCGTCGAAGAAGGAACTCTAAACGCTGTTGCAGGACAAAGAGAAAATAAAACACTCAGCTATTACGAAAATGAAAAAGCTCGTGACAGAATGGGTAAAGACATATCTGAAGATGAATTTCTAGACAAAGAAATTCTTAACTGTCTTGCTAGAATCTATATGTCAAATTCAAGCGAAATTGATTCGCTACTTGGTCTTGGCGATTACGAAGGTGAATCTGGTGCTTCACCTTCAAGTGTGTTAAGATCAGGCGATTATGGCGCTATGGTTGCTTTTGGAACAAATACTCGTGTTGTAGGAAGAGAAACAATTAAAATTGGAAACCTTTTAGGCAATAGCGGCATTCATTTTTCGCCAGAAGGTGATATAATCATATTTGCTAATAGAGAAGGTGGAGCAAAAATTGTTCTCGAGGCAGCAGGTGATATTAAAATTGTTCCAGGACCAACAGGAGTAATTAAACTCGGCTCAGATGAGCCTACAGGTGGCATTTCTGCAACAGAAACTGCGACTTCTACTCAAGGCGCAGTCGAAGGAAAACCAATTTTCACCACCGCCGGAGGAATTATCGGAATAAAAGGCGGATTTGGAACTTTTGGTAAGAAAGTTTTGATTGACATATAAGGAACTATTATGCCTGTAACAGGAACTTTGTCAAACTTTGGTGATGAAGAAGGTTGGAGAAAACTATATCAAAAAGAAGTTATTAAAATTTTAGAAACTGGCGGAACTGATATTGCAGGAATACCAATTCCTATAACGCTACCGCTTCCAGAATTAGCTGCACAACAGTCAGAAGCCACTCAGGCAAGCATTGCTGAGGGAAATAATCTTAAAACGATGGAAGATGGTTTCTTTAAAGTTATTGAATCTATTGATACAACTCTTCCTCCTGGGCCTACGTCAGGTTTTCAAGACCCAACTTTTGCTTTACCAATACCTCCAATAATTAATTTACTTCTTGATATAGGAATTCCAGATCCAGTTGCATGGGTTGTTGAAAACATAGAACCTTTTTTAAAAATTCCTAAAGAAGCTATCGAAGGTCTGTCAAAGTGTGAAAATCAAGCTTTTGCGGAAGAGTTAAATAAAATTGATCCTACAATAGATGTAGAAGCGACCATAGAAAAGCTTAGCACTGTTTGCGGGTTTGAATTTAGTTTGCCTACAATTGAACTTCCGCCTGCAATCAATTTTCCTGACTTAAATTTTGATTTTGCACTTGATTTAAGCGTCGATTGGCCTTCTTTTGATCCATTTTTACAAATTGATTTTAACTTACCTACGCTTAACTGGTTCCCAATTCAGATAATGCTAGGAATTGTTCAAGCGCTTATTGACTTAATCAAGCGAATAGCAGCTCTAATATTAGAATTGATTAGAGGTTTGTTGGCGTTTTTAAAAGTTTTGGTTGAGTTTGTATTAGCTATTATTCTTGAAGTAATTGCTTTCTTTTTAGAAATCTTTGGTCAAGCGATACTATTTGTTGCTGAAGCAATTGCTTTTATTAAGCTTTCGATTGCTGCTTTTTTAACAGCTTTTGTAGGTTTTTTAATAAACAAAGGATTGATATCATTTGCCTCCGGAGGTCTTTTAGGCATTGGTTCGTAAGATTTAGATGATTTTTTCAACAATATTTTTTATTGAAGGATATTTATAGCTAAACAAGGATTAATCGTGGCTTCTTTTAATTTTAAAAGCTCTGGTAATAGAGTGAGTGACAGAGAAGTAAATCCTAAAATCACAAAAAAAGAACGTGATATTGGATTTAAGACACCGCTTACAAACTATCAGAGAAGACAGATTTTTGATATGCATACTGATCCTGCAGCGCAGTTAAAAGACAATTTAAAAAATCTAATATTAACAAATGCAGGTGAAAGATTAGGGCTTTATGATTTTGGAGCAGATTTAAATGCTCTTTTGTTTGACCTTTCAAGTGATAGAAACGTCGAAGCAGAGTTTGTAGATAGAATTAACATTGCAGTTCAAAAATACATGCCTGGAATAGAAATAGATGAAGTAACTGAAGTTGAGCTTGATAGAAACGAAAAAGAAATTGCAAATAGAGCAGGAATGGCAAAAATAAGACTTAGAATAAGATTTAGTATACCAGCTGCAAGAATTGCTAATCAAGCAATAGAAGTTACATTACAGGCCGGAGGATAGTTTATGGCTGAAAACATTAAAAAGCAAATTCAATTTAGAAAAGACATATCTTACACCAGCAGAGATTTTGAAAGCTTAAGAAACGATCTTAAGCGGTTTGTTGGGCAATATTATAGAGATGCAATTGTCGATGTGTCAGATGCATCACTTGCAGGCATGCTTATTGATGTTGCTGCATATGTAGGTGATGTAACTTCTTACTACTTAGATCATCAATTCAATGAGAACTCTCTTGAAAAAGCTATTGAAACAAGAAATGTCGAAAGACTAGTTCGTGAAGCAGGTGTTAAAATCGAAGGTAAATCACCTGCTTCTGGATTTTTAGACATTAGTGTCGTTGTTCCATCAAAATTAACCAACGGAGAATACACACCTGACGAAGATCTTATTCCTAAAATTCAAGCAGAGTCTTCTTTTGTGTCAAGAAGAGGTATCACTTTTTATCTAACAGATGATCTAGACTTTGCCGAAGAAGACTCTTCTGGAAATTTAATAGCCAAGTATGAAGTAAATCAAACCTTAGCAGGAAATCCTGTTAATTTTATAATGACCAGAGAAGGTTTTGTTGTAAGTTCTAGACTTAGAACACAGAGAAACAATATTGCTGACAGCTTTCAGCCCTTTAGAACAATTGTAGTCACAGATCCTGATGCAACCGAAATTGTTAGAGTAGTTGATTCTGACGGAGACGAGTATTACGAAGTAGAATCTTTGACTCAAAGTACAGTTTTTAAAAGAATGGTCAATAATAGATCTGACAGAGACATGGCAGATGAAAGAATACAGCTTTTACATGCACCAAAGAGATTTGTTGCCTCTAGAACATCTTCGACCGGTAACATCTCTTTACTGTTTGGCTCTGGAAGAGAAGATGTTTTTGATGAAGACATCATACCAGATCCTTCTGAACATGCTATAAGGCTGTACGGCGACAAGAAATCTCTAAATAAGATCACAATAGATCCAAACTCTTTTCTTGGAACTCAAACGTTAGGAATTAGTCCTAGAAACACAACACTGACTATTACTTATAGAAGCGGCGGCGGGCTTAATCATAATACAGGAATTTCTGAGATAGATACAGTTTCAACCTTATTGACACAATTTCCATCAGGAATTAGCACCACACAATCCACAATCATAAGATCTTCTGTGACATGTAACAATAAGTTTGTGTTATCAGGTGGAGAAGATGAGCCTACTATTGAAGCTCTTCGTCAAATAGCACTCTTGAATAGAAACTCACAAAATAGAATTGTAAGTAGAGAAGATCTTATTTCAAGAGTATACTCTTTACCAAGTAATTTTGGAAGAGTGTTTAGAGCTGCTGTTAGAGACAACCCAAGCAGCACACAAGCAGCACAACTCTTTATTTTATCTAGAAACTCTTCTGGCAAATTGATAATATCACCTGATTCTCTGAAAGATAACTTATCAAAATATCTTAGCAGATTTAGATTAATTTCTGACGCAATAGACATTTTGGACGGTGTAGTTGTTAATTTAGGCTTAAACTACACTGTTACAATTGCACAAAACGCACAATCGTCAGTCGTTCTTGCAGCTGTCAATTCTAAATTAAAAAATTACTTTAAGATAGAAAATTTTCATATAGATCAACCAATTAAAATAGGTGAAGTTGAAAACTTAATTCTTAATACACCAGATGTAGAAGCAATAACTTCTATAAATTTTACTAATGTGACAGGTGTAAGAGGAAATAATGTATATTCAAGCTATACTTTTAATCCAAAAAGCTTCATTGATAGAGGTTATCTGTTTCCTCCTGTTGGAGGGATTTTTGAGATAAAATATCCTAATGATGATATCGTCGGGAGAATTTCATAATGTATAGAATACTTTCAGCATTAAAAGATGCATATATTACAAATAAAATTATCAACAATTCTTATCGTGTAACAGACGCAAACATAGGTCAAGGAGGAACTTTAGATCTCTTTAAGCTATATGACGAGTCTTCTATTAAAGGCTCATCAGATAAGCAAACAGAAATATCTAGAATTCTTCTTAAATTTGATCTAGACGAAATTGCAACAATGCAATCTCAAGGTAAGATTGATATTAATAGTTCTACCTTTAAATGTTTTGTTGGACTAAACGATGTCTATGGTGGACAAACAACACCTTCAAACTTTAAAGTAATAGTTTTTCCTCTTTCAAAGAGTTTTGATGAAGGTAACGGTTACGATGTAAGTTCTTTTAGAGACATCGGAGTTGTTAATTTTATAACTGCGTCAGTTTCAACAGGCAATGCAATTCTTTGGAACTCACCAGGCGCAACTGCTTCTGGGTCGTTAGGTAATCCAAACATAGACATAATAACAAGCGGAACCCTGTCGGGTCCTTTAGGCACGTCGTTTGTTTCTCTAAACGCTGAACAGTATTTCGAATCAGGTGAAGAAAATCTTTTAATAGATGTCACAACGGTGGTGTCAGGTACAATTACAAATCAAATACCTAATCATGGTTTTCTCATTGCTTATTCTGGAAGTTTCGAAAATAATCAAAAATCTTACTTTGTTAAAAGATTTGCTTCAAGAAATTCTTCCAACACAGCAATTAGGCCTAAGTTTATTATTAAGTACGATGATAGCATCCAAGACAATCATGAAGATTTTACTTTTGATATAACAGGATCTTTATACCTCAACAATACATACTTCAATGTTCCTTCAAACATTCTGTCAGGAGAAAGCGCAACACCTCTTACGGGTTCAAACGCTATGATTCTCAAGATAGAAAAAGGCAACTTTAAGAAAACTTTTAATGTATCACAAGCTTTAAGAGGTGTCAATAGAATCACAGGCTTGTATTCTTCTTCTTTCGCAATCAGTAGTTTTTCAACTGCAAGTGTGAATGGAGAAAGTTTGAAAAAACACATTCAGACATCTGGGTCTATTGTTTTTGATGAAATTTGGTCATCACAAGATCAAACAATCACATACTTGTCATCTTCTTTAACAATAACAAAAACAGACAGATCAGCATTCAATAACTTTCAACAAAATCTTCTAGTTACTGTTACTAATCTTAAAGATTCTTATGCGCCTAACGATATCATTAAAGTCAGAGTATTTTCTGAAGATAGAGATAGAAGCATTATTTATGTCAAAACACCGATTGAGAAAAAGAGTCAAATATTTCATCAAATGTATTATCGTGTAAGAGATTTTCAAACAAATGATATTTTAATTGATTTTGATACCGACAATAATTCTAATAGATTGTCATCTGATTCTCACGGAATGTATTTTGAATTCTACGTAGCTTCTTTGCCAAGAGGAAGAACATACGTTTTTGACTTTCTTATTAAGAAAGCAGGTTTTGATACAATAATCACAGATGCAGCATCTAAATTTAGAGTTGAATAATGTCAAGCAATAAAAAACTTTTTGATAGAAACATTCCAAACGGATTTTTTAAACCCAAGTTTAGAAAGCAAACTTCTAGAGAATATCTTAAAAAATCTGACAATAGAAACTATACAATATCTGACTTTGAAGAAACTAACATCGAGAGTTCTTCTTCTTTTAGATATGGTGATAAAAAAGAGCTTGTTTCAACTCAACAGGTAAGAACTGATTTTTCAAATTTTGTTAATCACACATTTTTCCATTCTGCTGTTGCAAACGTAAATGAATCTTTTGATAAGATCATAAACTTCTATCCTTTTAATGGAAATAAAAAAGAAATAGAAGTTTTTGAAGACACCTTGACAGGATTTGAAAAGTATGTTCTAGATACTTTTCCTAAGAATGTAGGTTATTTAGTATTTTCAGGAACTCAAATAGGTGAGTCGTCCACAAACGGAACTTATATAGCAGTTAACGATAGCATAGGCTCAACTTATGCTTCAATATCTAATGTTAAAACTGCTAAAGCATCTTTAGATCCTCAAAAAAATCCTTTCACAATAAGCTTCTTTTGTAAGATACCAGAACAAGTTAATGACAATCAAATAATACTTCAAAAAAAATCTTCTCTTTCAAAAAATTTTACGCTTGCACTAAGTCAATCATCATCTACTACTGATGCAAATATTGTGTTTGGAATAACATCCGGATCTAACTACTCATATGTAACAGGTTCTATTAAAAAAGGAGCCTTTGTTAATGTTGTTGGTGTTTATGATCCTTTCGGAGATGAAAAAACAAAACTTATTATTGACGATACAGTCTATTCTTCGAGCATGAGCACGGTTTTCTCAAGTCTTAACTTTGATGCCGCTGATTTGACAATTGGATCAGGAGATCAAGCTAGATTAAATAACATACTGTTTAATCAACAACAAACATTTTCCGGATCTTTAGATGAGATTCGTTTTTATCACGCATCTAAAAATTTAAATCAAATTAAAAAAGATAGATTTATAACTGTCTATCCAGATGAAGATTTAAAACTTTACTTTAAGTTTAACGAGCCTAGCGGAAGTTACTCGGCTAAAGATGTTGTATTAGATAGTGCTAAAGGAAACCTTCACTCAAGAATAGAAAACTATTTAGATAACTTTACAAGAGTAACAGGTTCTGATAATCCTGTTAAAAATGAAATTCTTGGAAGACATCCAATACTTTTTCCAGATCATGAACTTGTTGAAAGCTTCAATATTGAGCTTTTAACTTCTGGAAGTGAGTATGATGAAGTCAATCCAAATTTAATTACAAAACTAATACCTCCACATTACTTTTTAGAAGCTAACAACCAAGAAAACTTTAGCGAAGTTTTAGGTAATTTAGGCAATAATTTTTCTGATGGGTCAAATAAGTTTCCAGGTAAAAACATTAGTGAAATTCCAAGCGCAACGCTACTTGTTAGATTTTTGCTTACTTGGGCTAAGTTTTTTGATGAAATGAAGATTTTGGTGGATGCAATAACGTCCACAAATTATACGCAATATGACGAATTAGAAACGACTCCAGACGTCTTTCTGAAAAGACGCGCAGAAGATTTGAATATTGTTCTGCCAAATCTCTTTGGGTCAGCAGATTTGGCACAAGTAATCTCAGGTATTAATCTAACTGAAGATTATGTAAACTCGACACTGACACTTGAACAAATTCAAAATACAATTTGGAGAAGAATTCTATCAGACTCAGTCAATATGAAAATGACTAAAGGCACAATAGACTCAATAAAGTCTGTTTTTAGATCTGCAGGTATTGAACCTGACAACATTTTAACTTTTAGAGAGTACGGCGGCGGGCAAATTAAGTCATTAGAAACATCGAGAGAAGATAAAATTGACATCATTGGATTTTTAAACTTCTCAGGTTCTAAAGATGCTGTTGTTACATCTTATGATGCACAAAATTATCCTACAAACAACATTCCAAGAATAAAGTCAGGATATCTTTCTGGTTCTAGAGAACAACCAGGTGTTCCAGAAATCAGAGGAATTTTCGTAAATGGTGTTAGTGACAATCCAGGCGACGGTTTGTATACTAGCGGATCTTTTACGTTCGAAGGTCTTTACAAGTATGTGCAACCTGCTTCAGGATCACAAAGTCTTGTAAGAATTCATACAACAGGATCAGCTACTACAGCAAACGAAGAAGCAGTAGTAATAAATTTGGTCTCTGACACTGACAACTCTTTAAATCTTTTTGTAAGAGAAACGCCCACAGGAAATGTAAGACATCTTTTCTTGTCAGGTGTCAACATATATGACGATAGCATTTGGCATATATCTTTTGGAACAAAAGCTTCTCATGATATCGGAGATACTGCAAGATCTGTTCATTTTTTAAGAGCTGCCAAACAAGAAAACGGAATGATCCTTGAGCAATATCAAACTTCTTCTAACTTTGTAAGAGAAAGTAATTCTGTGCTTAAGGAGATATCAAGCTCAAACATTTCAGGCTCTTTCTTAGTTATTGGGCAACAGAATTTCGTTGGAGGCACAAACTTTCTTAATGACTCCACGATTTCAAACACACTCGTTCATAGTTCAAGCTTTGACGGACTTGTTACAAATTGTCTTTTCTGGTCAAAACATATTACAGATTCTGAGTGGAGAGAACATGTTAAAAATCACGACTCAGTAGGTGTTTTAGATCCTAAAAAGAATTACAACTTTGAGAAAAACATATCAGGATCTTTTGAAAGATTAATTGTTCAAACAAACGGAAAGCAAGCAACAACAGGATCAAGTGCCACTGGCGAAATAAGATTATTTGATTTTAGTCAAAACAATCTTCACTTCGAAGGAAGTAAATTCGAAGCTTCAATACAAGTAGTTGATCCTATTAGAGTTCAATTTGAAATTCTTTCTTCAATGTTTGATACAAACAATGCCAAAGATAAAGTAAGAGTAAGATCATATCAAGATTCAACTATGTTAGAAGAATCTAATTTTGCTCAATCTGCGCCAATACACCAAATACCCCTAAGCGAAGAAAATGTAGATGACAATAGATTTTCAATTGACATGAGTGTTTTTAGAGGATTAAATGAAAACGCAATGACTATGTTTTCAAATTTTTCTTCTATCGATGATGCACTTGGTAGACCTAACAATTTATTTGGTGAGCAATACGTTGAGCTCGATCATATGAGAAATATCTTCTTTCATAATGTTTTAGAAAAAACAGATCTAGGAAAGTTTAGATCTATATTTAAATGGATAGATAATTCTTTTACAGAACTTGTCTTCTCGATGATACCAAGATCTACTAATTTCTTAGGAATTAATTTTATTTATGAATCACATGTACTTGAAAGAAATAAGATGAAGTATATGTTTGATGAAATCTATTTAAAATCTTTACCTCGTGATTCGAGTCGTGGTGACTTACTTTTAAGTCAATTTGTTGGCAAACTAAGAAAGGTTTAAAATGACATTTTCCGCATCAAATATTAAACTTAATGTCGATACAGAAATCGATGGTCCTTTTTTTGATACTGCTGGAGATGTTTTAAGAAAACTCTCAGAACCTCTTTCGGGATCTTTTAAAAGTCCTGCAACCTTAAGAATAGGAAGCAATGTAGAAAGAGAAACTGTCTCTCCAAAAGTTGTTGAAATTACTGACACGGGTGGTGTCAAAGTAGGACCAGCGACGCTCTTAGGAGAAAACACAACTGTCGCAGACTATGACAGCGGAAGAGACGGTATCAATGTTGTTGATTTAGTTCATTTTGGAAGAATGAATGCTCCTTTAGTATCAGTAAATAGAGAAGGTTTCTTAAATAAGAGAAATCAAATCAATCATGTGGCGGGTTTTAACAATTTTGGTATTTCAAAATTATTCAAGACGTATAACAGTATTAAAAAAGAAGCAATTCCATTTGAAGATTTTCCTGGAATATTAGACCCAGTAGCTTTTGTAGAATCAGGAGATTACATACTCCAGTATATGATAGTTACTGACTTGACAAGAAATATTGATAAGTTTATCGATCCTGACGATCTAAACGGTGTAATTGAAGTTTTTGATCTAAGAAACAGCTTTGCTAACACAAGTATTTCAGATATTGAAATTAAAGGAATCAAAGCTTCTTTATGCAACGAAAACTTCTTTTCAATAGGTCAAGGTGCTTCACCAATAGACAACAAATATGAAATTAATCAATCTTCATACTCGTTCTATGAAGATTCACAAGATGTTTTATATGGCGGTGTTACATTCGCACCTCGTGCTGGTTACTCTTTATCCGGATCTTTTGCACAAGAGTCACATGTTGCAGATGAAAATAGACTAATGTCTCCTTTTACAGAATCTTCTAATGACTTAAAGAATGTATTTTCTAATCGATTAAGAGAGTTTATAGGAAATGTCTATACAGGATCGTTAGAAAATGAAAAAAATATTCCTGAGTTTGGCACAAGATTTAGATCTGCAAATTCTGGTTTTATTGGATCTCCTATGTATGATATAATGGCAAATAGTAGATTTATAAATCCGGGAACGGATTCTATTGCTTTTATATCGATGAATAGGAACTAAGTATGCCAAGAAGCGGATCTAAAAAATCAGGATATTTAAACATTCCTGCTAAACTATTGTTGAAAAACAAAGACAATGCAACAGGATCTTATCCTTCTGTCTTAAGAATGGGTGACAAAGATCGGTCAGGAAATTATTCATTACAATTTGATGATGCCAACACTATTGTTTTTGGAAGAAGAATTTTTGACAAATTTGAACTAAAAGAAAAAGACAAAGTAAATGGTGTTTTAGGATACACGAAGTCGATAGATACTAATTTTTGGACATTTACTTCAAATCTTGAGATTAGAAAAGAGTCTTTTTTAAATTCTGATGGTTCCACAGCTTCAGATGGTGCACTTGTTCTTATTGGAGCCGGTGACGCTGAAGGTAGATGGATTAGCACAAAAGAAAAAATTAAAAATCCTGTTGTCGAAGCAGAAGTGATATACGGTCCTTACAATGAAACAAGAAGTATATTATTAGAAGGATTAGGACTTAAATCTCCTGGTGTTTTGGCGTCCAGAGGTCTTAAAATTCAGATAAGCACGTCAGGGTCACCTGGTTCTTGGAGTACAATTAAGACACTTACAGGCGACTTAGAGACGTTGTTTGCTGCGTCTTCTTATAGCAGTAAGTCAGACTTTCAAAAATCTGTCAATAAAAGAAAAAGAATAAAAATTAAGCTGACTCCTGCTGATTTTTCTGTTGCTGGAGCTAATGATTTTTATCTTAGATTTATACAGGAAAACGTTGTTAGCCCTTCACGGCCAGAATGGGCAATAGGCTATGTTGATATTAAATATCACAATGAAGAAATCAATTATCCTTTAGGTATCGATGCTTCTTCAAGAATAGGTCAAAAAATAGCTACAGGTGCAATCGCAAATACTCATTCGCTTCCTACACTTAAAACATTTGGCAGGGCTACTTCAGGATTAAGTGACGTACATCTTTCTTTTACACCCGGTGAAAGTATAACAGCGTATGAAGATTCCAGGATAAATACAATTTCTGAAGATTTATTTTTTAGGCAAGGGTCTGCACCTGAAACTTTGCCTAATTTCAGTACTCCGTTGTGGTCAAAAACACAAATTATAGTTGACTTATCTCCTAATACACAAACTACTTTTGGATTGACTTCTAAATGTTCAATTGAAAACCCAGGAGATTCATCAGTATCTCAGTCTAATAGAGGAACCTTTAACGAACCTGACAATACTATTAAACAGCAACTAATGGTTTACTGGAATAAAGACTTAAAGTGTTGGGAAAAAATTGCGCAGGGTGTGTCGGGTAATGCTGCTGCTTCAGTAGATGACTCATCACTTTTTGACATGATTTCTTCTGGCACTTTAGGCTTCTCTTCGATCGGTATGGTTTCTACAGGATCTGATCATCTTATAGAAAATCAAGTCATTGTTTCAAGTGACGCTTTAAGCTCTTATGTTAGACCTACTTCAACATTTGGGTTTCCTTATGCAGGAAAATACGAAGCAACATCAAGTCAAGTAATAAAAGCAAGAGATATCGGAATAAACAAACCTTTCTTATTAGAAAAATGTAGTCTTCAATTTGATTCTGCGTTTGAGTTTGCATCTATTAATTACGATTCTGGATCCAGAGCCTACAGCCTTGTTGCAGGAGTTTCAGATGTAAACCCATCTGGAAGAACTAATTTAGACAACCAGAAAGTTTTTATCCCAACATTTTTTATCTTAAGACAACATCATGACAACTTTATCAAAGAGATTACTTATTACACAGGGTCGACTGTTATTGAAGAATTTAAAAAGTCAATAACAATACCTGATTCTGTTCATCTATCGACTGATAACTCAGATTCTTCTTTAACAACTGTTGAGAATGCAAGAGAATTGATAACATATGGACAAGTCACACTTTTCGTAAGCGGAACTAAAAACCAAGCAAGCAGCACAACAGAAGGATACGGAACTCAAAATGCTCAAATAAACTTAGATGAAGTGTTAAGCAAAGGGCTGTCAAGAGATCTCACGATAGATGTGTTAAGCCTTAATGGTCAAACTAGCTTTGATTCTTCAACTTCTGGACAACTTGCTTCAATTACAGGATCGTTCACAGTTAATTTTCCTTCTAGAGTTTCAAATGTTCTTCCAGTCGGAAGTCAAGTAATATTAAAGCTTAATAGTGGTAATGTCGGAGGTCTTTACCTTAACAACGCTGCGGGAGGAAGAAGTTATGGCTCTCTTGAGTCGTCTTCAAGAGCAATTGTAAATGGAACTCCAACGCTTCAACTCGGTGATAAGTATAATTACTATTCGCCTAATGGATCGTCGCTTCCTGTTGAAATTCAATCTAATACAGCTCAAACAAACGATCTATACTCACCGTTTATTATACTTCCAGAAGATGATCTTGTTTTTGGCTGGCAATACCCAATGACAGACAAGATCTTGCGTGCTGCACCAGGAAAAAGTGACAATCGCTTAAACTCTATGTCGCTTTTTGGAAACTCAAAGTTGGTTTTGTACGGTTCGCAGCTTAGAGAAGGAAAAGAGTTTCATGAAGGGCTTAATCAGAACTTATTGTCTGATAACTTGCATGAAATAATTGGAAGCGAACCTGTCACAGATCAGTTTGAGATAAGTCGCGCGATGGAATACGAAGGAGGATTTTTAGATAACTATGTAACAAGTCTAAGCAGCAATCCTGTCATTAGAGTAGGTTCTGAAGTTCAAAGTCGTTTAACTACTGCTAAAAATTTATCAGGAAGAGCTTCTGCCACTATTTCAATAACACCACTAGGCTTTTTTTTAGGAGGAAAAAAAGGAGGTATGAATGATGGTCTTAGAATCTCCTTGACAGATCATCTTGGAAGCAATGCACACTTTTATGGTTTTAGACATGAACCTGCAATGCCTAAAAACGGCGCCTCTCCGCCGGTGCTACCGAACAGCATTGACACAAATGACAATGGTACAACCGATATTTCCCGCACCACCGGCAGTATTGGATGGTCATCACCATTTTTTGAAGACTTAAATCTTCTGCAACTTGATTATGGAAGTGGTACAAACTACATAACAGGTGTTAAATTCACTGCTTTCTTAGGCACTGTAGAATATCCAGTCGATGGCAGTTCCATAGGCTACAAAAAACCCGATGGGTTCATTCCGGGTGACGATGAATATTTCTCTTTTAAAATTGACGGCGGAGACAACTTAGGCTCATCAAATTTCACAAATTCTGAGGCATTTAATACTTTACTTTATCTAATGCTAGCCATTAATGCATCTTCTTTAGATGTCACATGTATTCTTTCAACTTCAGGCTTTGGCACTGGTCTTAAGTACACTTTAACAATCACTCAAAACGCGTCAGGCACAGCAGGAAACACACCTGTTGTTTTTAAAGATGCTATTGAATTATATTCGGGTTTACAAGACGATTATCGATTTTCAATATCTTCAGCTTTTGCTGGAGGTAATGACTCGCCAGAATCAAGCCTTTCAAGTTTCTCAAGAATCTATCCTCTTCAAGACGGAACAAGAGTTTATGTTGACAGCAAACTAAAGTCAACTGATATTGGATTTCCAAATAGCAACTTTGGAACAATGCAAACTGAAGGGTCTCCAATTAGACCTAAATACTATCTAAGCACTAAAAAGTACGGTCAATTAGTTAATCTCTTAGAACAAGGAAGAGATGGGAAAACAACACAAGACGTTATTGTAACACCAGGCGCAAGATTATTAGACACTCTTACAGGAGGTTCACTTGAGTCACCTGTCAATACGATCTTTGTAACAGGATCAATTTCAGGGAATGGTGTTTCTTTTAGCCGATCAAATCCTGTAGACTCTGTTAATAAGACAATTAACTCAGTTTTAACTGGCGCTTTTTATGATAGACCATAATTACTAAGTAAAGGATACAAATGGCAGGAATCTTAGATAGCAAGACACGGTTTATTGATATGATCGTGACGCAAGAAGGCAAGCGCCAGATCTCTACTGGTCGTCTTCGTGCCGTATATGCATCAGTCAGTGACGATCAGACTTTTTATGACCCCTTAGAAGTAGATGATGTTAGTAATAGAATATTTTTTCAATCGATGGGTTCAAACAACGAAGTTATTGTTTTAGAAAAAGATGACAGTGGTCGTCTAATTGAGTTCAACTTTTCACCTACAGGTAGTATCGTTGGAAACGACATCTTTGATAAAGATGCAACCGCCACAAACAGACTTAAGCTTTCTGCAGTGACAGGATCAGCTTTTAGTTCAACCTCTGAGTCTTTAATTAAATCTTTCACAGAACATTTTAAAGCACTCCAGACTCTTAGTACATTTAAAGACAACCCTGAAAATAATGATTTTGAGCTAAGCACAGAACGAATAAGTTTTTCAATATCAAACAGCGTGCCTTTTCCTTTGGGTCCAAGTTCTGAGACAATAAATGTAAATGATGCGGAACCTTACTTTTTAGATTCAAAGCTCACTCACTTACCAAATTTTAGTTTCTTGCCACCTGTTAATGTTGATGGGTCAAGCTACGGAAGTTACAAAGACATTCGTAGTTTAAAGAGAGAAACTCTCAAAGATATTAAAAATTATTTAGGATATGAAGGCTTTCAAGATTTTGATCAAGAAAACGGAGTAAGATTAAGAAGATCTTCTTCTAGCGTAAGAACTGACAAGGTAGGAGATTTTGATGTAGTCAATAGAGTATCACTCAAATCTCCGTACAGCTTTAACTTTAAACAGTACAAGACAGTTTATTTTGACAAAACAAGTGATCAAAATAACCTAATAATGCAAATTTTTGAAGATGGTCCGGACTCAAAGCTTGTAAAGCTTGACATTATAGACGCAGGATCTTTTAGAGATCAAAAAAGCGAATTTTATCCTGAAAAAAGAATTTTTTATGTAGGAAAGATTTATATGGATGACTTTAACACGCCAACATTCATAAACATATTTACAATAATCTTTGAGTAACAAATGATCACAACCAGAAGTAATAAAAAGATCTTTATCAAAAACTCAGATCGCGATTTGTCACCAAGAATTGTGAGCAAAAGAGTTGTCAATATTGATAGCAGCAAAAATAGCAAAGAGAAAAAAGACTCTTACGAAGTTTTAACTGTAGAAATAGCGTGTCATATAGACCAAAGAGTACTTCTTGAAGAAGGTGTGACAGATATTAGAGTATACGCGTCAGACGTGCCTTTAGAAAAATTAAAATCTAGAAGAAATCTATTTAACGAAGCTTTAAATCCAGCAATCACAAACTTAAGCTCAGTTTCTTCTTTGTATGATGTGAATAGAGTTAAGAAAAATGATTCAAGAGCACAGACAGAAGATCAACAAAATGCAAGCAGCAAAAGTAACACAACTAGATCTACAAGAGAAAAAGTTTCTAATTTAAATTCTGTTATTTATGATGCTGCAGGTTTAAATCAAACTTTGACCGAGCAGCGATTTTCTAATCTGTCATTTTTAACTAAATTTAATGTCAATGAGTTTCTTGCATCAATTAAGATTAAAAACATACAAGGCGTAAAGCAGAGTGATGAAGAACTTTTTGGATTTAAAAAAGCTTTTAGAGTAGAAAGACTATCATCACCACAAATTAGAAAAATAGTAAGAAATACAAAAGATGTTTCAATAGACATTTCAAAGTCAAAACAAAATTCAGACACTGAAATACCTTCTTTGGCAAACTTTAGACAAGCGTATTTTCTTGAGATCAAACAGGGAAGAGATCCACTGTCATCTTTTGATAAAAAAGATGATCAAATGACTGTCGAAGATCGCTTAAGAGGCGCTAAAAGTATTAAAAAGTCAAAGTCATCAAAGATCAAAGAACAGTTTTTAAAAATTGCTGAAAATAGATTAGGGTTGTTAAGTGATGAAACACTCGGTTTCAACATTGTGCAAAAAAAGATTTTAAATAGAAATAGAATTTGCAGAACAACTTTTGAAATTACTAGACCGAAAATTAGAAAACTCGAAGAAAAAAATGGTGCCATTAATCTAATATTCTTTGCCTATGACAAAGAAGGAAGACGAATCGATTCTTACGGTCAGTCTTTTTCAACAGTCAGTCTTTTCTTAACAGAAATCAATCCTACTTTTGATTTTGACTTAAGTTTAACAAGAACAGGCAACGATGCTGTCGTTACTAAAATCAAAAATGAAGAGCTTCAATCTTCATACTTTAATGTTTATCAAAAATCATTTACTCGATCACAAAACTACAAGAACTCAATTTTTACAAAGACGAGTGAGAAGATCCCGATTAGCTCAAATAATACTTTGACTCTTTTTGAAGGAAAGAACAGCAATACTAAAAAAATAGCTAACTCAAAAACAAACGCTGTCTTTCAAAGAGTGACTTCTTTTTTTCAAAATAGCGAACTTTCTAACACAAGGTCTGCAAGTGTAGCTAGCAAGGAAGCACCTGCAGAGCAAATGTCGTGCTCAATTTTTGTATTACAAGACAATGATCCTGACACAGTAAAAGTTTCAATCACAAACATTTCAGAAGATGTTTGTGCTGTTTTGCCTGTTAAAAGAATTGCTAGAGGAACAAGAGGCAATGACTTTCAACCACTAAGAAAATTATTAGATAATACTCTTTTACCTGTCGAAAAAGTCTTCATAAATGAAAAAGAAGACAGTGAAAATATAACAAAAAGCTTTGCTTTTAAAGATAATGACATCGAAGATGGCGTTATTTATGAATACGCAGCATTTTTATTTAACCGATCTGGGCACAAGCAAATTTCTGGAAGTAGATTTTTAGAAAAGAGCGTTAAAAGAGAAGAGTTAGTACAAGTTGAAGTTAAAAAATCTTTGACTCAAGGATCTTCTTTAGATAGAAATACAAATACTATTTCAAATACAGTTAAATACACAATTGCTTTAAATAGGGTAGAAGATGATGTCGACAAGATCATTAATTCTATTTTTGGCGACAACAGAGCACTTTTTAACGATGACTTAGCGTCAATTAAGGACGCTTCAAATCTAATATACGGAGTAAGAGTTCACAGAATAGACACAGTCACAGGTGAGTATTCTTTTGTAGGATCTTTTAGAGGCTATAAGCAAGAAAATCCG